TAGTGACATCAGCTTTACTTCTTTTGTCATAGACAACATTCTGTTTAGGAACTGCAACCTTTGTAGTCTTTTGGTAGTTTTTCATATTTTTCTCCTGTTGGTTTCTTATACTATCTCTTAGGACCTTTCAAGGTCTTTACATCTTTACGTTTCATCTGATCTGAATATAGTTTGGTATCCGCAGATAATAAAGCTTTATCCATAGCTGTTTCGTCTCTCATTTCAGCTAAGTCTTGATCTTGCTCCATTTTCTCTTCAGTCAAATCTCTATCTTGTACAAGTTTAGCTGTATCAAGAGTTAATCTATTTTCATCTTCCATTATTTTTCTTTCAGTCTCCCTAGCTTTTAGATCAACTTCTCTTTCCTTTAATTTAAGTAATGGATCATGATCGAATTGAGATGTTATTTGTCTCTCTTCCTTCATAAACTCTTCAGTCATTTCTGCAATCAACACAGCTTTTCTAGCTTCTATCTGTTGAGACATCATTTGTAAATCAGCTGCCGCTTGTGGATTCTGCGGAGCCATTTGTTGAAGTTGTTTCATCTGTTGCATTTGTTCTCTATATTCTAACTGCACTTGTTCTTGTGCCATTAAACTTATGTGTTCTAAAATATTTTTCTGTAATGCACCCATAACCATTGGAGCATTTCTAACCATGTTAGTTGCCATAAAATTTAAGTGTGAAGTAATGTGTGCTCTATGATCTTGTCCTGGAAAAGCTTGAAAAGGTTTACCACCTAATGCATCTATATTTTCTATAGCTGGATCTTTAGGAGCATTTGGTGGAGGAGGTGGTAATATTGCATCAATATTCTTAACTCCAATTGCTTCATACATAGTTCTATAAACATTATACATGTTGTGCATTTGTGGATTAGTGGTTGCTAATTGCATTTCAGTTTGTGCTAATGTGATTCTCTGTGACATTGAGAATATATTAGGATCAGCAACAGGTAGAATATCTACTCTGTCATCAAAGTCCATTTGCTTAATGGTCCTTGCACCACCGACAACATCATAAGGATATTCTGGTGGTAAGTACTGTGCAATAATAGTGGCAAGTAATCCAAATTCTTTTTTCATTGCTGCATACAATCTTTTGTGTATTGCAGACATAACTCTTGATCCTCTCTCAAGAAGAGCAATCGTAGTTCCTACAGCTGCACCTTGATTACCATCACCAACTTGCATATCAGCAATAGCCGCGAATCTTTGTCCTGCGTTAACAACAATTCCTAACAACTGTAATAATGTTGGAGAAGGTTCTTTATAAGGTAGTGGAAAGAAAGCATCTCTTAAACTTCCACCCGGTGCATCTACATCTTTAAATTCACCTGGTTGAATTGGGTCCGCTTCATTCTGAACTCTAACACCTCTCTGCTTAAATCCTGCAGGTAAGTTAGCTAAAGTTCCAGCGTCTAATAATTGACGGAGAGCCGCCGTTGCCGTACGACTCAATCCGCCAATCATGTGAATGAGTCCGAATCCGTAAAATCCTAGTCCTGGCAGAAATTTGAAGTGGACGAAGTATTGGATTCTAGTTTTCTTCGGATCATTGGGCGCAAAGTTTCGCTTAATAGCGAGAACTTTTCTTGTACCTTCCTCTATTGTAACAATATAAGGAAGTTTTATTCCAGTCGGTTCATTGTTTCCATCAACCTCCTCGAATCCTTCTAGATCTAAATTAACGTGGCACTCTAACAAAGTATAGATAGGTTGTTGTCTACCTGTAGCTTTTGTTCCTTCTAACTCACGTTCTTTTTTTTCTAATTCATTTGAAGTCACCATTCCTGGTGGGCCTAATTCTACATCACGATAAAACCCAGAAACTTGTTGCTTTCGCAACTCGTTTTCTGGAATTTTAATCACATGAATAATAGCTTCCGCATCGTCTAATGAGGTAGCTGTATACGGAACTACTAATTCATCTGCAGGGACGAACTTAGAAACCGCTCTTCCCATAGTTAGATCATAATAAACTTTTTTAAATGTTGATCCTGCTAATGGTAAATGAAACAACATCGAATCAAATTCTGGTTCGTATTCTTTCATCTTGTCCATAACAAGATAGTTCATATAATCTTTTACTCTTTGTGCTTGTAAATCGTTTGCCGGAGTTTGAACACCAATAACTTGAGTTCTAACCGGTCCATCTGCTGGTAATAATTCTTTGTACGCTTGTGCTTGGAACTGCGTAACTGCTTCTGCTAGTACTGGGTGAGTTGCACCACTAGCTCCTTGAAATGGTTCTGTTCTTTGTTCGTATTTAAATCCTAAAAGATCTAAACCATCTCTATAAGTTTTCTCCCACTCTTTTCTAGAAGATTTATAATCTTGGTAATTACCAGCTTGTTCATTTCCAATTGGTTCTAAAACATCTTCTGGTAAAATATCTGCTAGGTTATCAAAATGATTTTCTGTGCCAGGAATGTTAATTGCACCTGGTTCAAAATCAATTGTTGCGCCACCATCTTCTTCAGGTGTAACTTCTACTGGTTGTTTTTCTGTAACTTCCTCTTGTACCGAAACCTCAGCTATTTCTTCTTCACTAGGAAGTTTAAACTGTGTTCGTGTATTAGGGAGTCCTTTATCTATATCTGCCATTTATACTCCTATGTATTTGTAACATAATATTTAAGATTTTCCAAGCCCTGTGGTTGTGGCCCAGATTCAGGGGGAATTGCATTAGGTCTTCTTATTCCAACTATTCCTCCGCCTGCATAACCTTTATATTGAAAAATTTCTTCATCAAAAGCATCCATTGCTGATCTTCTTTCTTTTGTTTTTGCTTCTCGATCTGCTATTCTTTTCATAGTAGCTATATCTTGTTGCTCTGCTTTATCCATTAAACCTTGATCATAAAACTGTCCACCTTCTAAATGAGGACTTGGTCTTAAAAAAGGTTGTATGTTTCTTACGTACTCAGCAAATTTATCGTCATAAACTTTTTGTTTTGCTCTTTCTACTCTTTTTTTAAGTCCAGGTCTTCCTGAACCAGGATTGGCTTGTCTTTGTTCTAAGTTTGTTAACTCGTCACCAAGTTCATAAACTTTTCTTCTTTGTGGCGCTGCTGATCCTTCTGGAAGCGCTGCTTCAAATTCTTCTTGTTCTGATTGACCTAGTATTGGACCAAAACCATAATCAGTTGCATTTCCTAAAATTCTTTTCCAAGATTTACCAGCTGCATAATCACCCACTGCAAACGGAACCATAAAACCTACTTCAGCTAACAAACCATAACCAGTCCACTTACCAACATTTCCTAAAGCTCTAATACTTTTTGTAAACTTACCTAATTTGTTAATTGCTGGTTTACTTCCCGCCGCTCCTTCTTGAACAAGTTTATTATATCCTTTTTGATAATCAGCAATTGAAGTACATTGACCTCCTTCACCTTTAATACATGGAATTTTTGCGTCTTTAAAAAACTTTAACATTTTTTTATTATCTAATTCTGTAAATTCTTTTGCAGTGATAGCACCTTTAGGCATTTGAACTGTGTACCCTGCTCGTTCTGCAGCTTTAACAATATCTAATCCTTGTGCATTTAATTCTCTTAATCTTTTAGGAGAAAAATATTTTGTTGCATCGGGATCTCTTAGTCGTGGTAATTCTACACCGTATTTTTTTTCTAAATTTTGAGCCATCTTATTTATTTTTTTAGATTGTACAGATAACTGACTTGGATCATTTTCTATTATTTGTCTAGCAGTGGAAAGTTTTCCTTGAAACCCTGCTAAAGCTTTTGTATTTAAATTACCTTCCATAATGTCTATGAATTGAGAAAATTCTGCTGCCTTAGATTTGGCACTTCCAGTAACCCCAGCTATTTCATTAATATTAAAACCAAATGCTTTCTTTCCCATTTGAGGGTTATATACAGCTATATTATTATCTTTTAGTATTTGTTTAGCTTGATCCTTTAATTTTTGAAATGTCCCTTGTTTATTTCCTAACTTTGCATCAATAGTCTGCAGTGATATTTCATACAAACCTTGTCGATAAGGATTTCCAAAAGGAGATTTTTCAATTGTCTTAAACATTCTATTTGATGATACTTTGTTTCTTTGTAATTTTTGTAATTGAGGATTTTTAAAGTCTTGTCCTCCATACCATTGAGCTAATCTTGTTGTTACTTTACCCGCTGTAGTGTCTGTAATATCAAATTTTTTAACTACATCTTCAATTTTAGGAACATTACCTTTTACAAATTGTTTTCCATAAGCTTTATCAAACTCAATCATTAAATCTGCAATTCGGTTATTAAGTCTTCCTGTTTTATCCGCTAGTCTATTAAAACTTTTCATATCGGATTTAGATGGTTTTTTAAAATAAAACTGTTGAGCACCGACTTGTTGTGGTTTTAATAATTTATCTATTTCTTTAGTAAGTAAAGTTCCACCTTCTTTTGCTAGTTTAACTCTAAAATAATCTTTCTTACTTATTGGTAAATTTTCAAATACTTCAGCTGAAGAAATATATCCTTTAGGAACTTGAGCTGCTTTTTCTGCAGCTAAATCAAAATGAGCACTTAAATTTCTTTGAATGGAACTTCTATTTATCGGTGAACCCTGTCTTGTTACGTAATTTTTAGTTTTATCTTTTTGAAAATATTCTAAAATATTAGATGCGGTCCAATTAGGATTTTTTTCAGCTACATCAATTATTTTATCTGTTGTTAATTGAACGGCTTGTTTACCTCTTTTAAACCCAGTTCTCCCACCATCAGCAAAGCTCTCTACATCGTCTTCGTAGAGATACAATATTTCATCAACTCTATCCATTATTCCCCTAACATTCGGGCTATGCCGCCTGATGCGTTTAGCTTACGATCTTGAGTTGCTAAGTTTTTTTGTATATTTTCCATTTCTAATAAACCTTCGTCGGTAATTTTAGGAGTAGCTCTTTTTCCAGCTCCTTGTGCTACCATCTCTGCTAAAGTTTCTGCCATTTCTTTAGCGGTTGCTCTATCCATTCCTTTAGACACCATATCTTCGACAATTTTAATTTTATAGTTTACTAAATCATCATCAACTTTTTTTATTTTTCTTCCAGTAACAATAAGTTCTTCAATCATATTAGCTCTATCGCCTTTCATTTCTTTTGTGTATTTTTCAATCATCTCTCTAGCAATTGAAGGAATACCTTCTGGTCTATCTAACATTTTATTAAATTGTTTTGGATTTATCATTTTTAACATTTCAGAAGGAGTTTTACCGTGCGAACTGTCTTTGGCCATCATTTTTAATAATTCAGATAAGGTACGTTTACCTTTTGATAAACCACCACCCATCCATCTTGAAACACGGCCGCCGTCTGCTTTTTTAAGTGTCATAGCTGTGGTATCACCAGCTTCTTCTATAACTTCGTCTGGCACACCTTGTTCAACATCTTTCATCTTACCTTCTTGATCTGGTCTTGCAGTGTATTCTTCATACTCTTCAACTTTTGTAGATCCTTTTTTACCTTTTAACGGAACTTCATCTACTTGATAACTCATGTAAACATCTTCAGGATACATATCATCTCCACCTTTTTTTATAATATCTATGTTGCCTGCAAAGTCTTCTTCCATTGTGTAATCTTTATATTTTTTTGCTATAGTTTTATCTTTTGAAGGAGTTACATCATCACCCATTGTTTTAATTTTATCTACTAATTTAAAAAAATATGGAGGAGGTTTGTTTAATGGTGACAAAATTGTTGAGTGTTGCGCAACTTCTTTTGCAACTTCTTTACCTGCACCTTTACCTAACAAACTTACTAATCCTGATTTAGCTGCAGCACCTGTTGCGCCTAACGCTGCCATCAATTTTAAAAATGCTCTACGGCCCATGCCACCAGCTGCAAATCCTGCTCTACCGCCTGATGCCATTTCATCAGGATCAAAACTTTCTATAAGTTGTTTCTCTTTAATATTTTCAACTGCTTGTTTATTTCCTTTACCTAATCTTTCAGCAATCTCTGCTTCTGTTTCAACCACTTCTTCACCACCCATAATTTTTGATCCAGGTTTAATTTTTCTACCTTTCATATCCATAACAGTTGCTAATTGTTTTTGTGCTTCTGCTTTAGATCTTGCAATCATGGCTTCTTCTTTTTTAATTCCGTTTAAAATAGATTGAAGCATTCCTTCTGAAGTAATAGTTTCTGGATTAACTCCTTTTTTTAATAGAGTGTCCGTGATTATTGATTCTTGAATCATTCTATGTTGTCCACCTGGAATGCTCGTGATCCCTGAACCACGGTCCTTGGACAAGAGTTTCAAAACAAATTTTCTAATGATCGGAGTCATTATTTTCTTTTCTTCCAATATTTTTTTGTATACTTAGAACCACTCGTCATAATTTCATGATATTTATCAATCATTCCTGGACTAGCACTATGTTTTTTTCTTTTCATAACTTCATTCATACTAGCAATTTGTTTATCTTTTTTACCTGTCTTATCTAATTTGTATACAGTATCAAAATGTTCTTCAGCATCAGTCTTCTTTTTACTTTTTGCTAATATACTTTGAATGTTTCCTGATCTAGGTCTTTTTTTAATTCCTAACTTTCCTTTAATTCTTTTGCCGCCTTTAATAATGGCACCCATTCCTTTAGTTATAATAGTCATTACTTATTTAGATAGCCTTTCATGTAAGATAAATCTTGAGGTATTTTTTTCTTTT